ATGCGTGGACCACAGCCCGGAGGTATTGGTCCTGAATGGCTAGACTTTTATAAAAACCAACCTGTTGGAGAAGGGCTTAAAACCACTATTCCTTCGATAGATATTATTGATGATGGAGATGGAGGACCAGGGGCTCCAATACCACCGACGCCAATCGTAGGTGCCACAGGTGCCACAGGTGCCACAGGTGCTGCTGGGGCACAGGGCTTACAAGGAATACAAGGAGAGCAAGGATTAATGGGGGCAACAGGAGCCACTGGTGCCACTGGTGCCGTAGGCGCAACTGGAGCACAAGGATTACAAGGATTCCAAGGCATTCAAGGTGAGCGAGGTTTACAAGGCATGCAAGGATTAACCGGAGCTACGGGTGCCACAGGACTAACCGGAACTACCGGAGCTACCGGCGCCACAGGAGCTCAAGGACTCCAAGGCATCCAAGGTGAGATAGGTTTAACGGGAGCCACAGGTGCTACTGGAGCTCAAGGTATGCAAGGTATTCAAGGTGAGATAGGATTGCAAGGTCTTCAAGGCTTACAAGGTTTACAAGGACTCCAAGGACTTCAAGGACTCCAAGGAGAGCGAGGACTAAGGGGTGAAGCAGGTCTAGGAATGCCAACAGCCGCTGATTATGAGGGCTTAACGTCTGCTGATGATATTCTAAAAATGGTAGTATCTGGCGAACAACTAACACCCGAACAAATACAANCTGGAGACATANATAAAGACGGTCGAGTTACNACCNNAGATGCGTTATACAGANAACACATGGGGTTAGGTTGGAGAGATCCAAGAACAGGTGAAGCAATAAATCCGTTCTTGCGGCAATATCAGCTTAAATCTGATTTACCTGATTTTTCTCAATACGCATTAAAGTCCGAGATGCCAGAATTTACACCGTTTGATCCAACAGGGCTTCAGGAAAGATTGTCCGCATTGGAAGGAAGAGAGTTTCCAATTCCTCCTTCATTTGACTCAAGCGGTTTACAATCACAAATATCTGGACTTCAAACACAATTAGGCAATATTCCTAGTTTCGATCCGTCTGGTTTACAATCAAGGTTAGGCGCGCTAGAAAGCAGAGAAATGTTTGATCCAACAGGATTACAAAGTCAAATCAGCGCTTTACAGAACAGACAAATGTTTGATCCTACAGGGTTACAAGCAAGAATAGGCGATTTGGAAGGTCGACAAATGTTTGATCCAAGCGGTTTAAAATCAAGAATTTCACAACTTGAGAGTCAATTTCAACAGCAACCTTCACAACAAATAAGCATGGAAGATATTGAAGCCTTAATTGAACAGCGCTTGGGAAATATGTCAGCTTTTGGCTTACAAACAGATCCTGACTTTAAAAAAGATCCCGCTAAACCCTATGGAATGTTTATAGGCCAAGGCGGTCCAGGCGATATTTAAAAAAGAGTGGACGGTTTACGATTAGCAGAGTATATTCTAAACGAACTGCGAGATAGACAAGAACGAATTTCTGATCATCTATCGAGCGGTTCAATAAAAACGATGGAAGACTATCGTTTCCTTATTGGAGAGTTAACGGCACTTCGCTCCTTTGAGGATGATGTAAAAGAAGTGTTGCAAAAAGCAACTGGAGACAGTTTTGATGAGTGACTTAGCAGTCCCCCAACATATAGAAGCCGAACGCAAGGCTCAAAAAGAAGCGCAAAAAATAGAGGAAAGCAAAACAAACGGTGAAGCATCTATTCAAGATGCCTACATCGAACCTCAAGAAAGAGTGCTTGACCCCTCCCTTATCGACAACTCACTACTAGAACGAATGCCCGAACCAACGGGTTGGCGTTTATTGGTGTTGCCTTATAAGGGAAAAGGAGTCACAGAAGGAGGTATTGTTTTACCCGATACGTTTGTAGATAGAGAAGCTTTGGCAACGGTGGTGGCGTATGTGTTAAAAGTCGGTCCATTGGCTTACAAGGATTCTGGCAAGTTTGCCGGGGAGCCTTGGTGTGAAGCGAAGGATTGGGTATTAATTGGTCGATATGCTGGTGCTCGATTCAGGTTGGACGATGGCGGAGAAGTCAGAATTATTAACGACGACGAAGTCATTGGTACCATTTTGGATCCGGACGACATTCAGAGCTTATAATCGGAGCAAAACCATGGCAGAAGCATTACCAGAAATTACTGACGAGAAAATTGAAAAGGCGGCGTTACCAGAAGGGAAACGAGCTAATGAAGAGGTATCAGAAGAATCAACCTTTATTGAACTAGAGGGAAAAGATTTAGAAAATCTTCCCCCCATAGAAGAAGAAGAAGTTAAAGAAGATTTTGAAACAAGTCCTCACATTGAGAAAGAGGCTGAGACAATTCAAAACGAGGCTGAGAAAAGAACTAAATTAGCGCAAAATAGAATTGATAAGGCCGTTAAGCAAGCTAAAGATTATCAACGACGAGAACTTCAAGCGCTTCAGTACGCAAAGCAAATTGCCGAAGAAAACAAGAATTTAAAGAACCAACAAGCGCAAATGTCACAAAGCTATGGCGCTGAGTTTGGAGCGCGAGTAGAGTCGCAATTGGAAGCATCCAAGATAGCGCTACAAAAAGCCATGGAAGAAGGAGAGGCTGAAAAAATAGCGGAAGCTCAATCCATATTGGCCGCGGCTTCTGCTGATAAAGTCGCTTACGATCAGTACCAGGGACAGCTTCAGAGATACAACCAGGAGATGGAGCAATACAACGCTCAACAGCAAGCCTACATTCAGGAACAACGAATGAGCGCGGCTCAACAGCCACCGTCTCGACAACCTGAGTATCAACAACCGTCTCAGCGTGCTCAACAATGGGCAAATAAAAACACTTGGTTTGGCCAAGACAAGGTTATGACCAATGTGGCTATTGCAGTTCATGAGCAATTAGCACAAGAAGGATTTGACACAGAGTCAGAGGACTATTACTCTGAGATCAATAAACGAATGAGGCAAGAATTGCCAAACAAGTTTGAAAATAACGTGGAAGCCGACGGGAAACCCGTCCAAACCGTTGCTTCACCATCACGCAGTAACTCAAATGGACGCAGGAAAAATCGTAATCAGGTAGAGCTGACACCTAGCGAACAGCAATTAGCTAAACGTCTAGGGGTTTCTTTCAAAGATTATGCAGTTCACAAAGCGAGGTTAGATAACTCATGAATGATAAAATTGAAATCGAAGAAAACGTTGAAATTGATAGAACTTCTCGAAGTTCAGAAAAACGCGAGACTCAAAAGGCTAGACGCCCTTGGGAACCGCCATCTCTTTTGAAAACCCCGGAGCCTCCCGCCGGTGTTCGATACCGTTGGGTACGAACCGAGGTAAGAGGTCAGGAAGATCGAAAGAATGTGATGCAACGATTTCGTGAAGGCTGGGAGCCTGTCAAACCGGATGAAATTCCAGAGTTTGATGTGCCAACCATTGATCACGGCAAACACGCAGGTGTGGTCGGAATTGGTGGACTCATGCTTTGTAAAATCGATGAATCAATTGCTGAAGAACGAAATCAGTATTTTGAGGAAAAAACAATTAATCAAATGAATGCAGTTGACAATGACCTCATGCGTGAAGAACATCCTGCAATGCCGATTACAAAAAACCGGCAATCCAGGGTTACTTTTGGCGGTAATTCAAAGACGAAGTCTTAGAGTTACTTAATTTTAATCTCGTGATCGGAGAAGTTAATTATGGCAAATAAAGACGCCGCATTTGGTTTGCGTCCAGCCAAGCATGTTAGCGGTTCACCGTTCAACGGAGGTCAATCTAGATATAGGATTACGACGAGTGCCACATCTTATTCTACGAATATTTACATGGGTGACATTGTGACTCAGAACACAGGAGGTACGGTTACTCGTATCGCTCGTGCTGATGGTGGAAGCGCTACAAGCGACATCATCATTGGTGTGTTCAACGGTTGTTTTTACACTGACCCCACTACAAGTAAACCAACGTGGAGTAATTACTGGCCTGGTAATGCTGCTACTGACGCAGTCGCTTTCATCATTGACGACCCTTATGTCGTTTATGAAGTACAAGCAGATGCTGCTATGCCAGTAGCGGATCTTTGGGGTAACTTTGACATTGTGGATCAATCCACAGTTGGAGATACCGCAAGTGGTCGTTCTAATGTTGAGCTTGACGTGACAACAGGTGCTACTACAGCAACGTTGCCACTGAAAGCAATCGGTATATCTACAGACCCTCAGAACTCCGACGTCGGAAGTGCAAACACCAATGTGCTTTGTTTAATACAGAACCATCTGTATAGACAGGCTCAAGTTGGTCTAGCATAAGGGAGATATAACTAATGGCTATTTCAAGAGCACAGCTCACTAAAGAACTAGAACCTGGTTTTAAATGCCCTATTCGGCATGGAGTATTCTCGTTATGAGAATGAACACGAGGAAATTTTCGAGTCTGAAAATTCAGACAGAGCTTTTGAAGAAGAAGTTCTTATTGCAGGATTCGGAAATGCTCCCGTGAAGCGTGAGGGCGATGGTGTTGAGTTTGATACAGCCTATGAAGGCTTTACTGCTCGCTATACCCATGAAACTATTGCACTTGCATTTGCATTAACAGAAGAAGCTGTAGAGGATAATCTCTACGACCGACTTG